ATGCACTTACTTTTGCATCCAATTCCTTGACGGCTTCAATTGACAACCCAATCATCTTTTCATAGCGTACTGCCATGAATCCATCTTCACGAGTAGTCACAACTTCAGGTAGAACAGCAGCAACTTCATGTGCAAGAATACCAGTGTCGCGCCCTTCATGTCCATGAATCTCTTGATTTGATGTGTTCCAAGTAAATGTAACACCATTTAGCTGTAAAACTTTTTCTAAAGCATTTGGAATTGTTTCGATATCTGTCTTTAAACGCGCATCTGAAGAAGAGTAAGCCACAACGTCATGAGAAGCACGAATTTGTCCAGTTACAGTTCCGCTAGGCCAAGTGGCACTACCTACAAGCATTGACCCGAAAGTTACATTACTTGATGTTGCGACAGCTTGTCCGATACTTACTGAAGTGCCTGAAACTGAAACACCAGTACCTGCTGTAACTACTGTGATATCGCCTGATCCATTGAAGGATACACCTTGAATATTTCTAGCCGTCTGTAATGTTGTTGCTGTTGTGGCATTACCTGATAATGAAGCAGTAATGGTTCCAGCACTGAAATTACCTGAGGCATCACGAGCGACAACCTTAGATGCTGTGTTAGCACTGGTAGCATCTACCGCAATGGTTAAGGCGGCGCCTTCAGAACCGCCGTTACCACCAGTAATAAAGCTACCATTAGTAATACTAGCAACATAGTTACCTGTAGTATCGGTTCCTAAAACTGTGGCATCACCTGAAATAGTGGTGGCAATAGTGATATTTCCAGAACCATCAAATGATGCTGAAGTGCCTGTGACATCACCAGTTAATGTTAATGTTCTAGCTGTTTGCCATGCAGTAGCTGTTGATGCGTTACCTGAAAGAGTTGCTGTGATAGTACCAGCACTGAAATTACCTGAAGCATCACGAGCAACTACTTTGGAAGCTGTGTTGGCACTTGTAGCGTCTACAGCCAATGTAAGAGCAGCTCCTTCTGAGCCACCATTACCTCCAGTCATAAAGCTACCATTGGTGATGCTTGCTACGTAATTACCTGTGGTATCGGTTCCTAATACAGTAGCATCTGCTGAAATAGTTGTGGCAATTGAAATGTTACCTGACCCATCAAATGCTGCTGAAGTACCTGTAACATCACCGGTTAATGTTAGTGTTCTAGCTGTAGCCCAGGTAGTTGCAGTTGCTGCGTTACCTGTGATGTTACTATCTGTGAATGCAACGGTCTTACGTGATCCTGATGGTGTGAAGTATAAATTGGTACCATCAAATTCCATGGCACCTGTGACAGGAGTTGTTAAATTGGTACCACCTTGGAAACGAAGTGGAGCACCATTAGTGCCTGCTGCGCCAGCACGTAATGTAAGAAGGCCTGTTAATGTGCCGCCAGACTTTTCTAATTTATCGGTGTTTAAATTGATGAAGTTGGCGTCAACTTCAGCATTGGTTAAAGGACGATTTTGATTGGTTTCGCCAGCGTTAACAGCAGCAGTTTGGCGTAGATTTAATGTAGCCATATGTTATCCTCGGTTGGACAGAATTGATTGAAGAAGTTGTTTTATTTCTAATAAGTCATTTTTGACTTCAGATATCTCTTTTTGTAGCTCAGAAACCTGCTGTGCTTGTCGCTTTTGCTGGCGTCGAGCTGTAATGGATGATACGTCAGTATTTATAAGGGCTTTAGAATTCTGGTCTCGGACGAATGGGGCTTCCATTATATCAATGCCACAGCTCTAAAGTTTTTAATAATAGGAGTTTTACTTACATCTAGCGTGCCTGAACTAAATCCAGAATATAATTCTACTCGTATAGAAAACTTGGAATATGTTACAGGTGTTGCAATAGAATACATATATTCTTGAAAGGACAAACGATTAACAACTAATGGGGCATGCTCAACCATCTCAACTTCATCAACTTCATCAAAAGGTCTATCATCTTCTGGATGTTGCATTTTGACATAAACACGAACACTACAATTTTCTGGAAGTTTCATATCCATAAACATCCGTAAATCGTCAGCACTATCATCTAAAGTAACTGCCCGAGTGATGTATTGTGCAATCGCTTCAGATGCTCCATTATAATTGATAAGGTTGCTAACCGCTAAAAGTGACAGTTTTCTGGTGTCCAATACAGGTGTTAAATTTGTGGAATCTGTATGCAATACTGCTTGTAAAGTAATAGCAGGAGTTCCAGAAACACTTTCACCATAACTAGGAGAAGAGTAAGAAAACAGAGTGTACGGTTCGGCTAATTCGATAGTGTCACCATTTTTACACGGAGTAAATACTGTTTGTTGAACACCTAAAGAATTTTTCAACTTATATTTTAAAGTAATTGATGTAGTAGGATCTAAAATTAAAGAACCAAAATTTGGAACTATTGTTGTAATATTTCTAGTATCAATACTACTAATGATATATGTTGAAGGATCAGTATCGCCTGTCACGGCAGTTCTAACCTGAAAATCATTTCCTGCTGCTAATATTCCACTAGTAATATAAATTTTAGCTGTGTTGCCTTGCACTTCTTGTACAAATCCTTCTCCCGTGGTATCATCTTTGTATACAGTGTATCCAGAACCTGGGATGGAAAATGTATAAGCTTCTTCTAAAGTCATCGAAATATTACTGACTACATCTTTCACTACTCCTAAAATTTTTCTTGCTTTGTAATTATCAGAAGATAATGTAGGCCCAGCGGACTCAAGAGTTAAATTATTATCGTCCGATATAGAAGCAATTTTACCAATAACTGTATTGTCAGTTTTATGTAAGATGTCTCCTACCTGAAGCTGAGTACTAAATGATGTACCTACTCCTGCCACGGAAGTTCCTGTAACTGAAATAGTACCAGTAACACTAGTAATTAATACTCGCAATCTATCACCAACAGTAGTTTCTGTGGAAAATAATGTAGATGTTCCTGTCACAGTTGCCCCTGAAATACCAATAGTACCGGTCAATGTTGTTTGAGTATCGTCATAAACTTTTACTGCATCACCAGGTGTTAACATGTGACTACCAGAGGAGCTAAAGGTGATATAGTCAATTGGTTCGGATTTCAAAGTCACTATGGTATCTGAAGTTGAAAATACACCCTTATACAGGGTAAATTTTAAATCTTCATTTTCTAAACCAGTCCAAACAGTATTATTGTTTGGTACAAACAAAACTCCTACATATGGTTGTTGAGTAATAGTTTCAGATGTACCAACTTTTCTTTGACCTAATTCAGAAACCCAAACTTGATAATCTGTGTCGTTGTTTTCAGGTAGTAATACCAAGGCATACTCAGTATTATTTTTCAAGTACACAGGTGAATCAAATGTAAACGTAGTGGCAACTGATGCCGTTTCAGACGCATTAATAGAACTTGCTGGCAATGTCTTTGTGCTGAAAGGAACAATTCTATTTCCAGGGAAACCATTTACAACTTCACGAAGTTGTACAGTAAATGATTTTGTTGAAGATTTTGTTTTGAAATATAAATCTATCTTTGTAATAAAAGCCCCATCTAACTCACCTTCAACAATAAAAGTCTGAGCCATTGGATCACCATAAGATGATGAATCAAATGTTGATGGATTACTTAATATTAAACGATTGATAACTGTATTTTGCGTATTGGTTAATGTATCTTGACGAACATCGGCAAATCTTGTAGAAAAAATTGAATTATCTATAATTTCTGCTAATCCAGAATTTTGAAACTGTGAAGCTGCCAATGTTGTAGATCCTACATCTTCTAGCTTGAAAATTTTGCTTCCGGCGCGGAATGTATTAGCAGGTATTAAAAATTGACCTACTAGTATCCCATTACTATTTACAATCAAATCATCACCATAGTTGGAAGCTGTTGATTCATACTTAGAAATTAAACCAACAGTAGTTAAATTTTTTATAGTAGTTACAGAAACACCTGTTGGTAAGGTGAAATATCTGCAAAAATCTGAAACATCTTCGCCATCAAAATATGCTTTTACAATAGTATTTGGTTTCAATTCAGTGGCAATAAATGTAATTACTTGTTGTCTAATATATGGAATCACCGAAACATCTAGTAATTTCATACCAACCGAGCGCATATTGTGTTCGGGTAATCGAGCAGCGTTAACTGCTGAACGAGTGATGTCAGAAACAACTCGTGCTGATTCATTATAACTACGAATACCTGTAATGCCATTTATACTATTGTTTACTACAGATGCAGTCGAGGTTACATCTACGCCCTGCCAATTCGTCAGCCAACCGTTCCAATGAATATTAAATGGTGTGTTATCATATTCCCAGCCATCATTCATATTGTTATAGTTTACTTGAACATCAGGTCGCGCATTCTCATCTAACCACATGTCTTGTTGTGGATCTAAGTATAAATTACCAGACTTGTAATTTCTTAATAGAGAGTTACCACAAATACGTCCTTTAGAGGCTGCATTATTGCTTATAAAGGCAGAATGTGTATGAGAGTTACCATTCAATACTAAAGCTCCTTGTTGATGCCCCCCAGAAACAACCTGGAAGTTTACATCTTCGATGGTGATTGGAGCTCTCATTTCTTTATTTTTCACATCTATAGAAACATTATAATTAACATCGAACACATTCCCCACATCATGTCCATCAAAGCCATCCACAAGAATACCCTTTTTAATCATGGCATTGCCAGAATTATCAGTAATAAACATGTTGGCTACTTTATTTTCCATGATGGACAATGCTGTATAATATTCTAATCTATTTACTCGTTGTTCTAAATCACCAATGTCTCGCATTGTGAAACGACGATTATCAACTAAACGAACAATTGATGCATAATCTTCTCTACTGTAAACCCGAGAAGCATAGGTTGACAAAGATGGGTATGGTGCTAACTCAATAACCGCCAATGTCATGGCATGCGAAGCATCTGCGGGTGTTTGAGGATTCAATGAGGATACACCAGTAATAATTTTAAACTCACCCTCTCTTGTTAAAATAACTTTATCTTTTCTGGGCAGATTCACAGTAAAAGTAGCAGTGATAGCACTATCAGGATCTGGTATAGCTAAACGACCTGTACCCGATGAAACATCTATTGTTGATACAGGAACATTTTCACCATCAATGATATCTGAAACACCATAAGCAGCACCACTATGATTAATTCTATTTTCCATTGCTGGTCGGAAATCTATTACATCTCGCAAATCGTAGGAAATGCCAGTTGTTTTAGATGAATGAACTGGTATTTGGTAGGTGTAGATTTGCTTCCCGGTATCAGGATTTAAAGGATCGAAATCAATTAATGCTGATTCATAAGAATTTTTATTAATATATCCAAAACTAGAATCACGAACAAAATTTCTAAATTTAACAACTATCTTTTTTGTTGATAATGTAGAAGCTCCAGTGTATTCAAGATAGGATGTGCTAAATAAATTATCATTTTGATTAACAACTAAGTTGAAATCTTCAGTTACATTTGTCCAACTGTTATCTGTTGTTACAAGAGCATATGTGCCTGGCCAGGCTTCCGAAGATTCTGCCATATAGACGGCTTCTACATCAAACGCATAAGATACACCTAGGTATAATTTATTAGCATTTAAATTAGTTAAGGATGTTCCAGTAAATGTTGAACAATCCGCGCGTAGATGTGAAGTCACTAATGTTAAACCAATAGGATCACCATTAGTTTGTTTTATATAAGCATAAACCGTATGTGTTCCGGCACTTGGAGCTGATAAAGTCAATGTGCAAGAATTTGCAAGAACATTAGTAATAGTATTAACCGTACGAATATTTCCATCAGAATTTCGCACAACTAAAAAGTATTTCGCAATATTTTCTGCTCCAGATGGAGCGGCACTGAAAGGTAATGTCTGACCGGTTCCACTGACTGAAATATTAATTTCATTAGAACCACCGACTGCATAGTTGGTATCTAATTTTTTCCAGAAATAATAGTCCGTATCATCTTCATATTCTCGGACAGCGCGGGCCGTAGTTGGAAATATTAATGTATTATATCCTGAATCATGTAGAGTAAATTCTGTTTGTGTAATACCTGAACTTAAAACATCCCCAGGTGTTATTGCAACTGTAGCAGAATTTAATGAATTATCTGTAATGGTATCAACACCTGCAAGGTCATCAATAATATATGATCCTACTAGCGCAATATCATACAAATATAATTTGTAAAAAGATGTAGAACTTGTGCCAGGTGTTCCTAAATAATGTTTTAATAAACGAACTTTAGCGGTAGCTTTAGTTGTGCCGCCATCTTTTAATTGTACCGTTAAATTGTTATCTCCTATATCCCAATCACCTGTAACGTTTTTTACATATACAAAATTGCCATAAATGGAACTAATAATTTTTTCTTCAAACAATAAAGTATCAGTAGCTTTGGTGGCTGAAAGATAATCGGTAGATTTTAATTCTGCGTCGAAACCTTCTACATATGCTTTTCCAGGCTCAACACCATATAATAATTTAGATGAATCACCGGAAGTGTATCTTCCATTATTGCTTTCTGTTTTTAAATGTTCGCGCACAACTATATTCAAACCGCGAACAGTGTAGTTTCCTGATTCATCAAAGGTTCTTTGTGCTAAAACCTTTTGAAGTTCAGCATATTGTGGTTTATTATAGGCGCGCTTTACTTCACCGGTATCTACAACAAATAATAAATGAAATCCTTCTTCTGGGGGAACTATCAAAGAATTACTTTCTAATTGTGTGGTTAGTTTATATCTATCAGCACCTGGAGCTGAGTAATTATAAGATCCGGCAGCAGGATCTAATAAACTTACATCATCTTCAGAGGTTACTGATTCTGATACAATTCTAAAACCTACATTTTTTGATGGCGTGTTAGAAAAGTAATCTAAAACTTTAGTAGTTTCTTCATGACGAATGAAATTTCCTTCTGCATAAACTATACCATCACTTATGGTGTATAAAGAACCAAAACCAGTTGGTGCTGAGGATTTAGCAACTAATCTAGATGGCAACGTATTATTGCTAACATCTACTACAGTTAAAATATCATCCGCTAAAAATTCTGTTGTTGAACCATCAGCAGCTGCTGTCTGATAATTTAAGTACAGTACTCTTTGCTCAGAAGCTGGATCAAACTCTACCATTAGAATTTTAGCTGATACACCTGCCTCATTACTAATAGTTGCACCAATTAAAGTATTTTGATATGTTGTATATGTAGCGGATGTTATAGTAACACCTGCCGAATTTTCATCTTTAATTTTCACATATGGCACAGAGAATTGAAATGTTTCTGCACAACCTAATACGACTGAACCATCCTTGAATATATGATTGCCGAAGCGTTCAATTTGATTTTGTTCATAGTTACGTGTCACAGGAGATATATTATTCACATATATTATAGTTCCTGTATTTTTGTCAAATTCTGGTGGTACAACTTCTGTACACACTAAACTTATTGCACTAGTTGTATTATTCGTCATAGTTGTGGACGAGGTGAATGTTTCATCTCCTTCCAAGTATAACAAATACACCTTATATTTGTTGGTAGCTTCTTCAAATATCTTTGATACAACTTTATATATACCACCTGAAGAAGTCTCAATTTCATCATCTATATTATATTCTATATATTCTGATTGTGGTACAGTAGCTACAAAAGCAGCAGTACCAGTAACCGAATTGAAATATCCAATATCAGTGTCTTGTGTGTCATTGTATAATTTTGGATTTTTCATGATGCCCACCTGTCGATAATCATTTCCTTCAAACAAATCTGGATTAGATGTGTCTAGAATGGAATTGATACACAAGGTTCTGGCGTATAATTCTTTAGCAATATTAGCTCCATGTCCCCCTTGAGGCCCTACATGTGCAGTTAACACAGCTTGTGTAGTATTTATTCCAGAAACTACTAAGCGAATGTAGTTATAATTTTGTCCCGGAGAAGTTATAGTAACTCCAGTAATAGTACCGCCAGATATTTGTGTTACCGGATCAACCGTGAAAACTGCTCCTTCGCCATCTCCTATTGCAGTAATTGTAGGAGCAGTATATCCAACACCCGCATTATCTATGTCCACTTTATAAATGGCGCCGTGAATAGTTTGATTCACCACTTCTTGGTTTATTGGATTAGCAGTTTCTGGTTCTAACAATACAGTTCCACGAAATCCGCCGCCTGCAAATGCTGTATAGGCTTGGTTAGTTATATTCTTTTCTGGATATGTTACCAACTCTAATTCAGTGTTACTTACTATGGATTGAATAACGCCGATGATATTGTTATCTAAATCAACCAGAGTCCATCCTACAGATAATTCGTTTGTGAAAAATGTACCAATTCCCGTAACTGTTAAGTCATCATATATGGCTGTAATTGTTCCAGAGTAAAATTCACTACCTTCTACTGTGGGATTATAATCCGCCGGGTTAGTATGTGCATCATACATAATAGCTCTTGCATGAGTATAACCACGCATAGAGTTTGTTATATTGATGTTAGTTATTCCACCTGAACCATTAGTACTTACTGTAGCCAATGTTCCAGTTGATGATAATTTGTGAGAAGTTCCTGATCCTACGGCTGTTATGGTAATATAGGTTCCAGATTCCGCATTAGACAAACTTGTTGCTAAACGTAAAGTATTAGCATTAATTTTTATTGTATAGTATACAGTATTATTAGTCAATCCTGCGGGAGATGTTCCCCCTCCCGTATTATACAATACTTGGTCACCAGTTTCAAAAGTATGACCAACAAAATTAATGTAGCTATCGGTGATGTCAATAGCTGTTGCAGCATTAAATGTTATAGATTTAGGTTCAGAACCGTCGCCTTGAATTACCAGATAAGGTGTAATGTACCCTGATCCTGATGCTTCGATACGAACAGCATCAATAACGCCGTTCACATCAAAATTCACACCATCAGACACATTACGAACTGGTATATAATCACTATTTAAAAATTTAATTCGGTCTAGAACAGGAACTTGGTACATGAATTTCCAAATATATCCATCATCTAACCGAAGTGTAGCAGATGTTGCTGCATCAGTAGAAGTAGGTTTTTCTGTTGATGCAGAACCATTATTATTATCTAAACATTTATATATGTTGTAGTCTGAAGTCATGACATAGAAATCTTCACCATCCAAGTCTACATTATCTTCATACTCAACATACTCAATTCCTGCGGTCCAATCTATTCGTCTAATCATATACACGATATCATTAGGACCAGAAACAATCTTTTTAGCTAATAAAATGTTTTTATGAACATCAGCTAAAAAGTTTCTGGT